AGCATCGGCAGCTATCGCACCCTTGCAGGACGCGGTTGATCTGGGAATGGCCACGGATGCCGAAATCGCTATGTTGCAGGCATGGAAAACCTATCGTGTATTGCTGAACCGCGTCGATACAAGTAAGCCCGTATGGCCGGAGGTGCCAGGTGTGGCGTGAGGCCCGGCTGGCTTTTTCAGACGCCGTAGCGGCGGCTGATTGTTCCATTATTCCCGCGCATCCGTGGATATACGGGCTTGGCCAGCCGACAGAAAATGGCGTTTACCTGAGTCCGGGAAATGCCATCAACTGGCTGGCAGCAAAGCTTGCTGGATTGAGCGGTCAGGCCGAGGTGATTATTTTCATGGTGTCTGGTCAGACGCACGCAAACTTTATGTCTGCACTGGTCGGGCTGGCTGATGTATTTCCGGCACCGGCGTTTACACAGGCTAAGCGTCTGGCCATGTCTTCAGCCACGCTGGCGCTGGATAAAATGCAGATCCCCGCGCGTACTGCCAGCGCAATACCGCCATCCGTACCGCTTTCTGTTCCAACAAGCCGCACGGCGCTGGCCGCCGCCGCAATACGCCGCGCGCAGGATGATGCCGTAGCCGGTGTGAGCCTTGAGCAGGTAAAGCAGCAGTTAAGCGCGTTCGGGCAAAAACGTGATGCCATGCTGGCAGACATAGCTGCAGGTCTGGGGGATCTTCAGGGAAAAAGTGCGCGGGCATGGGTATTTACCGGGCAGGGCGCTTTGACCAATACACTGGTGCAGCTGCAAAAGGACATCCCGCAGCCTTCTGCCGTTTATACGGCGGCCATGATGCTGGTCGGGGACAATCTTGAAGGAATAAGGAGCATGATCCATGAGTTCGAACCCGACGCTGGCGCTTAACGGTGAAGGCATCCCGCTTAAAAATATGCGTGTAACGGTGTCCATGCAGATTCAGGACAAAGACCAGTCCGGACAGACCAGCGCTACGACGAAGGCAGAGCAGGGCGTAAAGGGCAAGGAACTGCGCATTTCAGGCGAAATCGGCTTCAGCAATGCCGCTTTGCTTAAACGAATTTTTGAACTCGCTTCGGCAGCGGATGCCAGCGGAGTGCGCCAGAAATACCGCGTTGCGCATGAGGTCGCGCGTGCCGTGAGCTTTCGTGAAGCGACGTTTACCGGCAACGTCGATGCGCCGCAGCAGGAAGGCAAAATGGCATGGCTGGTAACGTTCACGCTCACCGAGCACGTCAGCGTGCAGGAAAAGCGGGAAGCGCGGGCCAGCGGAAAAACCACGGCCACCAAGCAGACCGGCGGCGCAACGGCTGGCGGTGGAAACGCAGCAGGCGAAAGCGAAGAGAAAATGACGTGGTTTGAGCGCAGGGTGCTTAAGCCGGTCAACGATGCACTGGAATAACGATGAAATCTTTAATCCGACTTTATCTCTCAACCGATGAGGTACATCTGGCTGATGCCAGTCTGGTGCTGGAGCTTAACAGCTGTGGCCGGGGCTTTATTACCGCGCAGACCCAGACCGATTACACCGGCAAAATGGTGCGCATCGACGTGGGCTACCCCTCGCTGGTTCTGCGCTGGTTTACCGGCTACGTTGAGCGCTCGCAGCCAGCGGAGAGCGGCTTTCAGCGCCTGTTTGTGCGTGAGGTGTGCGGCGTGTTTGATCGCAACTGGCCGTGCTCTTTTCAGCATCCCACGCTGCGCCAGATTGCCGCCTGGCTGGAAGAAAACAGCGGACTTACTTTCAGCGTGCCGGATGCCGCTTACAGTGATAAGCCTATCCCACACTTTACGCACAGCGGCACCGGCTTCCAGCTGCTGGGCAATCTGGGCAAAGCCTTCGGTATTAACGATTACGTCTGGTATCAGATGCCGGACGGCGGCGTATACGTGGGCGGGGCGGAAAAGTCGCTGTTTGCTGGCAAGCCGGTAGACGTGCCGGCTGAATTCAGCCAGGGCGCGGCGGGCGGCAATTCAATGATTGTGCCGCTCATCCAGAGCGTCAGGCCCGGCGTTGAGCTGAATGGCCAGCGCGTGACGAAAGTGCAGC